AAACAGCAGGAGCCGCTTTTCATTAAGGCGGCCACTGACGAGCGGATGGTTTGGGCTAAGGAAAGCCAGTTTGCCATCCAGCTATTTCAGAACAACGACTACCTCGCCAAAGTTGCATTCCAGAACCAGACCAGCACACAGAACGCGATCATCAACGTTGCGGCTATCGGTATCTCGCTCAATCCAGCTCAGAAGCTGGCTTATCTGGTTCCGCGTAAAGGAGCCATCTGCCTCGATATTAGCTACATGGGCCTGATGCACATTGCGCAGCAGTCTGGCGCTATTAAGTGGTGCCAGTCTGCCATAGTACGCAAAAACGACCAGTTCCGCCGCGAGGGGCTCGATAAGCCCCCGATTCATATCTACAACGACTTCGATACCGAAGAGCAGCGCGGTGAAATTGTTGGCGGTTACGTTACCGTCAAAACGGATGATGGAGACTACCTGACACATACGATGCGCATCGACGCTATCTTTGCGATACGAGACCGCTCGGAGGCATGGAAGAAGTACAAACAGGACAGCAGCAAAAAATGTCCGTGGGTGACAGATGAGGAGCAGATGATCCTGAAGACGGTCGTAAAGCAGGCTGCCAAATACTGGCCGCGTCGCGAACGTCTGGATGCCGCCATTGGCCACGTGAATACAGAGGGTGAGGAAGGAATCAATTTCTCCAATGAACGGCAGCCTGAGCGAGATGTAACCCCTGCTGACGAGGCCATCACCAAAGAGATTGACGACGTCCTCATATCGATGAACAAAACATGGGATGACGACCTGCTTCCGCTTTGCTCCAAGATTTTCCGTCGCGATATCCGTGAAGCAAGCGAGCTCACTCAGGTCGAAGCGGTTAAAGCTCTCGGCTTCCTAAAACAAAAGGCGGCCGCATGACACCAGAAATCATACTGGATCGAACCGGCATCGACGTAACCACTATCCAGCAGGGCGATGAGGCGTGGCACCGGCTGCGCCTCGGTGTCATCACTGCCTCAGAAGTGCACAACGTCATATCCAAGCCAAGATCGGGCAAGAAGTGGACAGACATGAAGATGTCCTACTTCCACACTCTTCTCGCCGAGGTATGCACCGGCGTATCGCCAGAGGTTAACGCGAAGGCGCTGGCCTGGGGCAAGCAGTACGAGGAAGACGCTCGTTCCCTTTTTGAGTTCACCACTGACGTAAAAGTTACGGAGTCTCCAATCTTGTTCCGTGACGAGAGCATGCGCACGGCGTGCTCCCCTGACGGCCTATGCAGCAACGGTTTCGGCCTTGAACTGAAATGCCCGTTTACCTCTCGCGATTTCATGAAGTTCCGCCTCGGCGGTTTCGAGGCTATCAAATCTTCCTATATGGCTCAGGTGCAATACAGCATGTGGGTGACTGGTAAAGATGCCTGGTTCTTTGCGAACTACGACCCGCGCATGAAGCGAGAAGGCATTCATCACGTCGTTGTTGAGCGTGATCCGCAATACATATCCGACTTCAACGAAATGGTGCCGGAGTTCATTGAGAAGATGGATGAGGCGCTGGCGGAAATTGGCTTCACGTTCGGGGAGCAGTGGAAATGAAACGCACACCCTTCTACCGAAGACCCGGTCGAACCGGGCAATTCTCCGGCCTCCGTGAACGCGTTATCTGGATGATTCAGACGCGAGGCCGCCCGGTCACCGGTAGCGAAATCGCCGAGAAGTTTGGCGTAACGCTCATCGAGTTTAACCGGGTAGCCAACGGCATTACCCGCGGCTCCGGACAGATAGCGCAGGTCGTTGAGTCGGAAAAATGGATCAACGAGGACGGCATCTGCGACCGGAAATTTAGCCTGGCCAGCAAGCCAAAGGTTGTAACACCGCAGGGTAAATCGCGGCTGTTCACCCGGCGCGCCATAGAGCAATCGCAGGAAGGTAGACGGCAGGAGTGCATTCAACGTGCCGCCCGCCGTCGCCGCCTCATTGCTCAGGGCCTCTACATCGACGAAATGGAGTCCATGCTATGACTCACGCTCACGACGACATCAGGGTTGGCACACTGCGCCTTCCCTTCATTGGTAACGGCTGGCTAATGCCATGGGGTGAAGTGGTCAAAAATCCATTAAAGGCGCAGCGGCTAGCTGAGGAATATCGGGAAAGGCAGGAGGCGGCATGACCTATCAACTCCACGTCGGGCGCTGCGAGGACGTTCTGAAAACGCTGCCGGACAACTCCGTTGACGCAATCGTGACGGATCCACCGTACGGGCTGAGCTTCATGAACCACAAATGGGATTACGACGTTCCCACCGTTGAGCAGTGGCAGGAATGCCTGCGCGTTCTTAAGCCTGGCGGACACCTGCTGGCGTTCGGCGGATCACGTACCTATCACCGCCTTGTGGTTAATGCAGAGGATGCGGGTTTCGAAATCCGCGACCAAATCCTCTGGATTTACGGCAGCGGCTTCCCGAAGTCGCATAACCTCGATGGAAATTTCGAAGGATGGGGTACCGCGCTCAAGCCTGCACATGAGCCGATCGTTATGGCTCGAAAACCATTTAAGCAGACCGTATATGCAAACATGGCTGAGCACGGTACCGGGGCAATCAATATCGACGCCTGCAGAATACCTACTGCCGAGGTTCTTAGTGGTGGCGCTGGCGGGCTACTCTCACATCAGCGTGACGGTACTGAGCCGGTTGGCGACTACGAACAGGCGCCAGAGGGACGCTGGCCGGCAAACATCATTCACGACGGAAGCGATGAGGTGATCTCCTGCTTCCCCGCCAATGCTGGGGCAGCGGCACCTGTAACAGGAAATGAACCGTCAGCAGCGTCAACGGGCCACGTGCTTGGATTGCGAAATCGTGTTGCCACCGTCCACCACGGCGACAAGGGAAGCGCGGCGCGTTTATTTTACTGCGCCAAGGTCAAACCGAAAGAGCGTGATGAAGGCCTCGAGAGATTTATAGCGACGTCAGCCAGCGACATGACCGGCGGCCGCAAAGAGGGAAGCGTTGGAATTAACGACCCGCGCGCCGGTGCCGGACGCACCAAAGGTGCGAAGAACAATCACCCAACCGTTAAGCCGATCGCCCTGATGAGCTATCTCTGCAAGCTGATTACTCCGCCTGGCGGTACCGTGCTGGATCCGTGGATGGGGAGTGGTAGCACTGGCCGGGCGGCCATCGAGGAAGGTTTCAACTTCATCGGCATCGACCTGAATCCGGACTACGTGACGATTGCATCAGCACGAATCGCGCACTCCTTCAAAAAGACGACGGAGGCCGCATGACCCTACTCC